AGCGAAGTTAACGTTGTCAATTTTGTAGAGAACGATTTTTCATCGTTCGATCGAACTCAAGGAGTTCATGCCTTAGAAGCAAAGGCCCTTTGTTATACAGCATTGGGCGTTTCGGCTTGCAAGCGTGATTTTCTTTTTGAGGCGATTCTCACAGATCCTATCTATGAGAATTCCCGGTTCGAGCTCAAAGAAAAGATTCGTATGCCACCACAATGTGCCACGGGCGGTCCCGACACAACTTTAGGAAACACAGTCCTAAACATCACTTCAGTGCTATACTCTCTCCGTTCGGAGCAGATGTACAAACTAGCTGGGGAACAATCTTTATTAGGATTCACTTCTAAGATAAAGTTTGGTGAGTCGTCCATCGGGATGACCTTCCTCAAGGGCTGGTGGGTACCACTTGAAGACCACAGTTCAGGTTTGGAATATGCCTGGCTACCCTTACCTTCGCAAGTGATTAAGCTTGGAAAGATCATGACCCATCCGGAAAAGATCTTCCCGAACTTATCTGCTGATGAAGCGTGGCGATCAGCTGCTAAAGCTATGGCCGCCGGACTAAGGCATGTTCCTCGAGAATACCCAATTTTGGGCGCTCTGCTCTTGAGATACGATCATCTGATTAAATACCAGGTTGATCCTCTCCCGCAAGAAGCTCATAAGGTGTTGATTGATCTGCCAGATGTTAAATTGGACCTCGGATTATGTCTCGATGCGATCGAATTCCGTTACGGTTTAGACCGTCATACGGTATATTGCATGGAACAACAGATCCTTGATGCTCCTTTTCCTTCAATCATTCCGCAGGAAGGGTTTTGGGATCTAGGAACAGTGGACTATAGTTAAACTGTTGGTTTGGCTCTACTATGAGAGGTTGGGAGTAGAGAATGGTCAAGGCATGCCCAAATGAAAGCATCCCGAGGAGGCCTTTGCGGCTTGATCAGCCACGCTGAAGCAATTCGCTCTCCTCGAATATACCAATGGAGATAACATCCAATAAGGAAGTTTTAGACGCCGAACGTGCGTTTCACCGAGCTGATCGTGTCATGAACTCTTGGGTTCGTGATGCAAAGTCGGAGCTTACGGGCTCTGGCAAAGATTGGCTCATCTGCTCTTTGGACCCCTTTCACGACGAACAACTCAAAACCCTGCAAGGTTGGCCTGATGTCGAAACTGCACCATCCACCGTAAGGTGTGTGAAGCAGCAGCTGGCATTTAACGCAACAACCGGAGGTGGAGCAACCCCGACAGCCCCTTGGTCTGCAGACATTGTTTTGTGGCCTTGGCTGAACAGCTTGTCTTTCGCTAAGTCAGACTTTAGAGTTGGAACCGTCATACAACAAACTTTCCCCCAGAATCCAACAAACTTGCTGGGGGGTTGTCAAGTTTTTCTTTCGCCCAATGGCATTTTAGACATCATGACCATAGGTGCCCCGACTAATAATCTAGGCGCCATTGAGATTGATCCGTCTTTTATGCAAGGTGCTTCACGCATTATTGGGATTGGAATTGAACTTCGTGACGATACTGCTGTAATAAGCAGACAAGGTACTCTAACGGTTTGGAAATATGCGACGGTCCCTCGTGACCCGACTGCTTTTTCCTGGACCCAGATGAACACGCCCGTTCGGTTCGGAGCGTTGACAGGCACTGAATACAGGTATCCTCCTGTGGACACTGCTTCTGCAATGCTGATCCCTGGCACAACCACTCGGAACTCCGAGGAAGGCTCTTATATGGTTGGTACTTTCCATACCAATGAGAACCCACCTTATGCTCCTTGTGCGACAATGCCTATGATCATGCCACCGAATTTCGATGAATCTACATCACCCACAACAGCGCAGCTGATCTTCCCTGCAGTGCAGCAGACAGCAGCCCAGTTCCCGGCGATTGGAAATTTTATCATGACGGCGCCAATGTGTCAACTTTTCCCGTATCATATGTGCGGAATTAAAATCACGAACGCTAACCCGTTGAGCTCATACAATTTGACTATGAAAGTGTACATTGAACGCTTTCCGTCTCTTGCAGAACTCACAGAGATTACGATCGCGACTCCTTCTGCTGAATATGACGCCATGGCTCTGAATATTTATTCTCATGCCATGAGTAGGATGCCTGTTGACGTACCCGTTCGCATGAACCCTCTTGGTGAATGGTTCCAAGATCTGATCGAAACGATTGGAGATTGGCTTTCACCTCTTCCTGGCCCTATAGGCGCCGGTGGAATGATCGCGAAGAATATCGCTGGTTTGACCGCCCCCGTCTTAAGGCCTGCGCCGCAAGGCCTTCCTGCCGGAACACAAGTTGCTTTAGTGCAGCCTGCTGGTAAGAAAGCCCGGATGCGCAGAAAGAAGACTACTGTTGTTATCCGTGAAGGCTCAACAGCAGCCGGACTTTCTCAACCTGCCAAGAAAGGTGGGCGGAAGTAAGTC